CGAAGACGCAAGGAAGCGACAAGAATCTACGGCGGATGATCGGGGTCGACCTGGTTACCGATGGGCTGCTCGAGGCGATAGCCAAGTACGACGGGTCGAGCAAGGTGCACGTGGTGCGCCAGCTTGTCCGGTCGGCGGCCCGTGCTCACTACGGAACCGTAGAGGCTGCGCTACTGGAGGTCCGCAATGGCTGACCTATTCACAGTGATCGCGTGCCTGGTGTCGGTGGGAGTCTTCCTGCTGCTGTTCCTGTGCCCTGAGCATGAAGCGTGCCAGCCGGTGCGGAAGCGGGGTGAGCAATGAGTTGCATCATCGATGTGCTTGGTCCGCCGCGCAAGAAGTGGCCGCTTGAAGGCGATGAATGGGATAGTCGATTTGAGGAATTGACTAACCAGGGGTGGTGCCGCGTTAACGAAGAGAAAATTGCCACAATTACTCGAATGCCAGATGGTGAGATTTGGATGATCACGATCGATGGAAGGGTGATTGCATGGAGATTTCATCGTGATGTCGAGACGGCGATGTTTATATCTATTAGCGGCAATGAAGACGGGTGGTACAAGCCATGATCCCCATCCGCAAGTACGACACGGAATACTGGCGTAGCACTTCGGCAGGATTGCAGCGTGAGGTGGATCACTTCCGCGACAAAGCAAGTCTGCAGGGGAACATTATTCAGACGATCGCACGGCGCATTGAGGGCATTTGCGATGAGGTGAGTGCTGGGCGGCTGAATGAATCGGACGCGCTGCAGAGGCTGAACAACCTCGCGCAGTTGGTGTTCCGGACAATTGAAAGCGAACAACGAGCAAACGCGATCAAGTGATCGCACCGCAGGGGTCGGACGTGCTGCCGCGCCCCTGCGGCCATTTCATGGAGGATGGATATGGAAATGCAAGAAGAGTCAAAGGTAAAGGCTAACGCCGCTGCTCGCCAGTGGTGCAAGGAAGCGATCAAGCTGGAGTATCGGTGGTGCGTGGATAGCAACAGTTGGTACACGCGTGCTAGTTCGGGCGTTTGGGAGCGCGACCGGCTGAACATGGTGAAGGGTGAAATCATCAAGGGCGCAGCCAAAGCGAATCCAAACGACACCGGCAGTTGGGCGCGCTATTTTGCGTCAGTGGCTGAATCGTTCGATGGCCTAGTGGTTGGAAGTGCTGATTGGGATCAACACCTATGGGGCTTCGGTGCGCCTGACGATGTGTATGACCTGATCGAGGGTAGTGCGATCAATCGGCTGCTAGATCTCAGCATCACCAAGCGCGTGGGCGTTAAGCCAGGTGGATCTACCACCAGGTGGGAAGCGTTCCTGCTCGAGGCTGCAAGGGGCGATGCTGAGGTGGTGGCTTTCTTGAAGCGCTGGGCCGGCTACGCGCTGAGCGGGAGCACCAAGGAACACTGCATCCTGTTCATCCACGGACCAGGCGGAAACGGCAAGAGCGTCTTTGTGGACACCATCCGGTATGCCTGGGGCGAGTACGCGAAGACGCTGCCAATGGACGCGCTGATGGAGAGTAAGGGCGACCGGCATCCGGCAGAGATTGCCATGTTGAAGGGTGCGCGCTTGGCCATCGCCAATGAAACGCAGGAAGGGCGCAAGTGGGATGACGCGAAGCTCAAGCAATTGACCGGCGGCGATGTGGTGGTGGCTCGGCACATGAGGCAGGATTGGTTCGAGTTCACGCCCTGTTTCAAGCTACTCGTCGTTGGGAACCATGCGCCCCAAATTGCGGTGGTTGACGATGCCATGCGTAGGCGGCTTTGCATGGTGCCGTTCACGAACAAGCCAGAGAAGCCGGATGGCGACCTGGGAGCGAAATTGAGGGAGGAGGCGGGAGGCGTCCTACGTTGGGCTATGGAGGGCTTTGAGGAATGGGCGACTCTTGGCGGCTTGCGTCCACCGGAATCGATCCTGAAGGCAACGGCGGGCTACCTCGATGATCAGGACAGTGTTGGCGCTTGGTTGCAGGATTGCACGGTCAAGCAATCCGGTTCATTCACGTCCAGTCGGGCCATCATGGCGTCATGGTCTACCTGGTGCACGGAAGCCGGCACCCATCCCAAGAGCATGAAGCGCCTTGGTCCTGACCTAAAGAGCCGTGGTTACGTCCAAACGAGGACTGAGCACGCTCGGGGCTTCCTTGGGCTGACGCTTCTGACGCATCCTGACACATTGGCTGACGCATCATGAAATCCAACACAGTCAATATTCCAACTAAGAAACGTGAAGTTTCACACTTCCTGACGCTTATGACGCTTCTAGCACACATACATTCACTCTCACGCGCGCACGCGCACGTGGCGACTCATATGCAAACAAGCGTCAGGAAGCGTCAGCCGTCAGGAAAGAAGAAAGGACGATGAAAGATGAGGACGTGGAAATCGCCGTACGCGGCGCTAGTCTCAGAAGTACGTGGCAGGCGATTGGGCTATGGCGGCAGCTGGACGAGGTTGAGCCTGAAGCTCAGGCAGAACAACCCATTGTGCCAACGATGCGGGATAGCACCGAGCGACGAAGTGCATCACATCGTGCCACTGGAGATCAACCCTGCTCTCAAGATGGACCCACGCAATCTGATGGCAGTTTGCCGTGCGTGCCACGAACACCTCGAAAAAGGAAACGCAAAGAAAGTGAGCCGATAAAAATCGAGCCCCCCCCCTTGGGTAGGGGGGGTACCCCCGTCCGTTGGGCACCGCCTTGTGGGAGCATCGGCACGCAGGAAGATCAGGGGGCCGCAAGTATTCAACGCGTAGACACCGCCATGGAGCGATCGGATGGGTACGCCAGGGGCGTGATCGCCGGGACCGTGCCGGCGCCGAAGCGCATCAAGGCGGCTTGCGCCCGTTACCTGGCAGAGCGCGACGCACCAGGTGAACACGGCATTGCGTGGGACGGCACGCAGCTGGACGCGTTCGTGACCCGCGCTCAGGTCATGGGAATGAAGCTTCTGCCATGGCAGGTCCACGTCTGCGCGGTGCTGTTGGCGCGCCGGCGCGCGGACGATGGCACTCCGGCTACGCGCTACGCGCTGTGGTCGGTGGCCCGTGGAGCCGGCAAGACGGGGCTAGTAGTGGCGCTGCTGGAGTGGCTGCTATCCACCGGCGAGGATATGGAACTGTGCGCGGTGGCGACCAACCAAATGAAAGCCAACATCATCCACGGCCGTATCGCCAAGATGCATAACGGCGAGGACCGGTGGCGCTCGGTGGGTGGTGGTGCTTCCACTACGTCCGGATTGATCCAACACAAGAAGGCTGTATTCAACGCGTTCCCATCAACTGATCAAAGTATGGATGGTCTGGTCCCCAGGCTTCTGATCGCGGATGAGGCCAGTCGCATGGACGCGGCGATCCTGCGCGGGATGTCATCGGTGACCAAATCGCCGACGGGTCAGATGCTGTTCATCACTACGCCGGACCGCGATCAGAAGTCGCGCGAACTCTGGCCGTACTGGCAAGCGTGCGAACTCGCGATTGACCAGGGGACGCCGCTACCTGAGGGCTGGTGGGCGATGCTGTGGGGCATGGACACGGACGATGTGCCGGACTCAGACCTGGCGGTGCAGCACGCGAACCCGAGCGCCGGCGTGCTTGGCGCTGGCATCCGTGTGATCCGCGACAAGATCGCGAACGCACTGGCGACCGCAGACCCGAAAGCACGGGAGGAAACGTGGCTGCAGGAGTTGGCTACGTTCACCGATGACCTCGCCGGCGCGCTGCCGCTCGAGCTGCTCGACCGCGTTTCAGTCGACGAGGACTGGGATATGTTGGCCGGTGCAGCCGGCGTGGTGGCGGTGGACTTTAGCCAGGGGGGATTTGCGTTCGGCAGTCAGTGCGATCTGACCTCGCTGTGCCTGGCGATATGGGATGGGACGAAGGTGCATACGCGTGGTTACCACTGGTGGGCCGGAGCTGATATCGCATTCGATGAGAAGCGAACCCGCCAACCACTGCAGAAATGGGTGGACGATCATGCACTTTCGCTTGCCGGTGGGCCAACTATTGACCTGGATTTGGTCGAAGCGAGGCTTGTAGAGATCTGCCGGACCTACGATATCCGCGCTTTTGTCGCCGATCCGGTGGGTAAAGCGAGCGCGTGGGCGGCTCAAATGGAGCGGAAACACGGCTGGAAATGGCACAAAGCGCCGCAAACGATTGTGTGGATGGGTGGTGGCTGGGCTGTGTGGAGCGATTGGATTCGCGCCGAACGCATCCGCTGCAAGCCGGACCCAGTGCTGCGAGCGTGCCTGGCGTCCGCTCGGCTCTACGTTGGTCTGACCGGACTGGCCATGCCGGTGAAGCAGAAGAGCACTAGCAACATCGACGCGCTCACTGCACAGGTCATGGCGGCGCGCGTGTTGAACGATTTGCAGATCATGGGAGGCTCGATGTATGAAACACAACCAGGCTTCTGATACACTCTTGCCATCACAGCAATGTGGTGTGAGGCCCCGCCCTGCGCCTCGCCTGGGTTGCCGCACAGCGATCCAGTAAGACGGCTAGCGCCGCCTCGGGACGCCCCGAGGGTTTGAACACAAACGCCGTAGCGAGAAATCGCCGCGGCGTTTGTGTTTGGTGCTTCTGATTACTGCGCGTACGTACGCCGCATACACAATCTGAAATAGTGTCTACACACCGTTGACGCGGTGTATGTAGGCGCTATTGCATCCGTGAAATGTCGTGGTGTAGTACGGGAATGGGATCATGGTTGGGTAAATTCTTTCGCCGCCCGATCGCGCAAACGATCATCAGCTACACACCGCTGACGTTTACGACGGTATCCGCTGATCTACTCGGCGTCCCCGCCATCGTGCGTGCCGTGAATCTGATCAGCACCGATTCAGCGCGGTTGGATCTCACTGTTACGCGTCGCGACGGGTCCGTAGTTGAGGACTCGCCTGCGGTCGATCTGCTCTACGGGAACACCGCTTCCTTCCTGAGTGGATATGAAATGCGTAAGTGGCTGGCGACGTCGGCTCTCTACTTCGGCAATGGCTACCTGCTCATCCGGCGCGATCTCCGCACCGGCGATCCGGTGGCTTTGGATCCGGTTGACCCGTCTGCCGTCAGCGTTGAGATTAAGGGGTCAGAAGCCCGTTACATCGTCAACAATTCGGTGGTGGATGACTCAAGTCTGATCCATGTGAGGGCCTCGACGGACCCTCGCAGTCCATGGCTCGGGGTGTCTCCGATTGATCAGTGCTCTCGCGTGCTTGGGACTCAAGCCATTCTGGACCAAGCGATCGAGGAACTGGCCAAATCCGGCTTTGTCGGAAAGCTCGCGATCGAGCACCCCGGGCCCCTGACTGCTACGGCGCGCGATTCGATGCGTACCAAGTGGGCCGAGCAACACAGCGGCGCAGACAAACTCGGCTTCCCGGCGTTCTTCGGCGAAGGCATGAAGGCTTCGCAGATGGCTGCGGACGCTGCCGCTCGTTTGATGGACGCCAAAAAGATGGGCGTTGAAGAGGTGGCGCGTGCATTTGGCGTGCCTCCGCAACTGCTTTACCAGGGTGAGGGGCGCTCGCAGCCAGAGATCGCTCAGGCGTATGTGACGCATTGCCTCGCTCCATTCTGCGCCGGCATCGATGCCGAACTGTCGCGCAAGCTGCTCCCACCAGGTGAGCGCATGAAGACTGATCTCGTTCCGATCACCCAGGGCGACTTCCGAACAGCCGGCAAGTCGTACGCAGCGCTGGTGGGCATCGGCGTGCTGAGCCCGAACGACGCACGCGTGCGGCTGGGTCTGCCGCGCATCACTGGCCTTGATGACCCCGCGCCGGTGATCTCCGGCATCACACCCGCTGCGAATCTCGCAGACGCAGAGGAAGGCGACCCACCATATGAGTGATCTCGAAACACGCCAGGCATCCATCGGGACCGTTGAAGGCAAGACCATCACCGGTTACGCCGCTCTTTACAACTCATGGAGCAAGCCGCTCATGGGTGCGAAGGGCACGTTCACCGAACGCATCGCGCCTGGTGCGTTTGACGCATCGATCGCAGCCGGTGCATCGCTGTGGTTCATGCATGATTCAAAGCAGATTCTCGCCAACACCAAGAGCGGCACACTCACCCTGGAATCAGACGCGCAAGGTTTGAAATACACCGCACAACTCGGGGACAGTCAGCGCGACGCAGACGTGCTGGACCTCGTGAAGCGCGGCGTGGTCAGCGAAATGTCCTTCGGGTTTTCAGTTCCACCAGGTGGGGATTCGTGGGCCGGTGAAAAGCGCACGCTCAACTCAGTCAATCTTAGAGAAATTTCACTAGTCGAAGTGGGTGCCTACAACGCCACTACTTCATTCGTCAGATCACAAGAAACGCCAGTCATCACAAAGGTAATCAAGCCAATGAACATCCGCACCATGAATGCAAAGCTCGCAGAACTGCGCGCACAGAACGTCGAAGGCATCGAATCCGAAACCCGCGCCGACATCGCCGCACAGATCGAGGAGATCACCGAGGCTCGCAACGCCGCGATGGCTGCCGCTGATGGCATCCGCGAGGCTGCTACCCCGATCCAACGCACGATGGACCGACGCGATGCAAGCGAAGAGTGGCGCGCGTCGCCTGAGTACCGCGACCAGTGGCTCAACTACCTGCGCGGCGGCCGTATGCCGGAACAGCGCGCGTACATGTCCACCACTAGCCCTTCGACGAACTCGGTGCTCATCCCCAAGCTGTACACCGACGCTATGCAGCACTACGCAAATGCTGCCACAACGGTCAGGGGCTTAGTTGATTACAAGAGTGGCGTTACCGGCTACCAGACGCTGCGCTACAACGCGCTATTCAGCACTGACGCGATTGTCAGTGCATGGACTCCATCGGACTCCGGTACGCAAGCGAGCACCGAATTCAATCCGGTCTTCGCCGAAGTTCCACTGGCACCGGCAGCGTGCTTGCCGTTCACAACCGTATCGAAGCAACTGCTTTTGCAGTCCAATTTCGATCTGGAGGCCGAAGTAGCCGACAACCTCACTCGCCAGTTCGTCCGCAATAGTGATTGGGCGTTGCTAGCTGGTTTGGGAACCACCGGTACAAACGGTGCGACCACTCATCAGCCTGTCGGGATCCACACCGTGAGCACGGGATGCACGATCGCTACTGCGACAAGCACTGGCACAACTCGCGCACTTGCTGTAACCGCAGCGTGTACTGTCGCAAATCTCACCGCTATGCGATACACGAGTCTCCCTGCAAGTTACTGGGGATCATCATCGTGGCTCATGTCGCAAGACGCGTACGCAAAGATCGCCGGTTTGACGATCAATGGAGTGCCCGTGTTCGTGCCATCCGCCGATGCCGTGGGCCAAGCCGGTGCAGGCTTCACGCTCATGGGAATCCCAGTGTTCGTAAGTGAGTTCCTGCCGACGCACAACAGCACCGCAACCACGGGAAAGAACGTGATTCTGTCGCTGGGCAATCACAACGAGGCATACAGCGCTCGCGAGTGGGCAGGCGCTTCAATCATGCGAGACGATCTGAGCCTGGCAGCTTCTGCCCAGGTGAAGTTCCAGGGCACGATGTTCATGAACGGCAACTTCACTCGCGCGAAGGCAATCGTGCAGATGCAAGTCACTAACGCCTGATCATCCTCTCAAGCAGTTGCGGGGTGGGGTTTCGACCTCACCCCGCAATAGCGAGGTGCCATGTCGATACCCACTACCCAACCCGGACTGGCTGACGTGCGCGCTTGGTTAAAGCGCACGCACAATGAGGATGATCCGGCCATCTCGGCTGCCCTGACTGCATCGTTGTCGGCATGGATGGCCGCGACCGCCAAGGAATTGAAGGACATCACGGACGAAGAATGGCTTGCC